CGTTCCGGCAGATCGTCATCCACCCGCGCTGCGTCGAGACGCGCAAGGAGATGCAGCTCTACAGCTACAAGGTGGATCGCTTCACAGGCGACGTCCTGCCGGTGCTGGTTGACGCGCACAACCACTATATGGACGCTATCCGGTATGCGCTGTCGCCGATCATCAAGCACCCCGTCATGGTGCAGATGTTCGTGTCGAGCCGCTACAAGGAGCGTTACAAGCTGCTGGAGGCTAGACGCGCGTGAATGCTCTAGTCCAAGCAAAGACGCCCGCGATGAACCTGGTGACTCGGGTCATCGGGACGCTGTTCCCGGGCTACTTCCCGGGCTACAAGCACAACCACTACGCCGATTTCGGGTTCCCGGACGAGGTGGAGTTCAACCTGCTCCACCAGATGTACCAGCGGAACAGTCTCGCGAAGGCCGCGGTCGACAAGACCGTCCGCAAGACCTGGCAGGACCCGCCGTGGCTGCTCGAGAAACCGCGTGACGGCTCTGAGGGCGCCATCAAAAAGGAGACTCGTCTCGAGAAGCAGATACGGCAGCACTTCTCATCGATCCGTCTCTGGACGAAGATTATGGAGGCCGACCGCCGCAGCCTCGTGGGTCACTTCGGGGCCGTGATCTTGCGCGTCGCTGACGGCAAGAAGATGAACGAGCCGCTCGGCCGAGTCACGAACGGCCTGGACGGCCTCGTCGACGTCATCCCCGTGTGGGAGGGGCAGCTCCGCGTCAACGAGTGGGACACCGACCAGGGGTCGCTGACCTACGGTGAGCCGAAGATGTTCGAGTATGACGAGGGTCAGCTCGGCCACATGAGCAGCTCGTCGCCTGTGTCGCAGGGCCGTGCTCGGAAGCTCACGGTCCACCCGTCGCGCCTGATCGTCTGGTCGATGGACGGTTCTATGGACAACGAGCCCTCGCTCAAGGCAGGCTACAACGACCTCATGAGTATCGAGAAGATCGTCGGCGCCGGCGGCGAGGGTTTCTGGAAGAATGCGAAGCAGGCCCCCATCCTCGAGATGGACAAGGAGGCCGACTTCCAGAAGATGGCGAAAGCCATGGGTGTCCCGATCGAGCGTATTGCCGACGTCATGAATGAGAACGCTGCGAACTGGCAGAAGGGCTTCGACGAGCTCCTCATGCTTCAGGGCATGACAGCGAAGCTCCCGAAGATTGAGCTCCCCGACCCAGAGCATTTCTTCATGAACGCCCTGCAATCGTTCGCCGCGTCCTTCGACATCCCGTTGAAGGTGCTCGTCGGCACCCAGACGGGCGAGCGCGCGTCGAGCGAGGACGCGAGCCAGTGGAACCAGACGTGTAATTTTCGGCGCAAGAATACTGTGATCCCGAACATCCTCCAGATCGTCAAGCGGCTCGAACAGTGCGGCGTGATCAAGGAGAACCCGGAATGGTTCGTCGACTGGACAGACCTCACCGAAAGCACGATGCTCGAAAAGATCGACCGTGCGGGAAAGATGGCGAAAGTCAACAAGGATTACGGGAATATTGTGTTCATGCCTCAGGAAATCCGCGCTTCTGTTGGCTACGAGCCTGCAGACGAAGCCGACCTGAAAAAGTTGCGGGACCAGCAGGCAGAGACGAAACAGACAGAGAACCCGTCGGGTGACCCCGACGAGATCGAACCCACAGGGGACGAGTGATGCAGGACAATTTTCCGAGTGCTGCTGCGGACAGTCAGGCCCGCAACTTTGAGGCCATCACGCCCGATGACGACAACGACCTCCCGAGGCGCTACAAGGCGATCTACGTCGGTGTCGGTGGTACCGTGACGCTCGTGGGCGACAACGACCCCGCTGGAGTCGAGCACACTGTTCCTGATGGCGCTGTTCTTATATGCTCGCCTGTGCGTATTCTAGAGGGCGGCACTGCCACCGGATTAGTGGGCTGGTATTGATGCGCCACGCGCTTGATCTTTCTCTGAGTTCAAGAGCTTGGGCAACACCCCAAGGGGTGAGCTACAGCGCAGAAGCCGAAGCGCTGTTCGCCCGCTTCACGACGCCGCCAACCGATGCCCGCAAGGTGCTCATCAACGCCACAATTGTAGACCTCAAGGACGCGGGCCTATGGGTGAAATCCGATGCCCTGTACCTCAAGGCGGCGCACGATGCTCAAGCTGCGCGGCGCAACTGGATTGCGGACCAATACAACCTCACCGCGGTCAACAGCCCGATTTTCACGGCTGACCGCGGTTATGCTGGCAATGGTTCCTCCAGCTATCTGCGGACGGGCTTCAATCCGACGACGGCTGTTTCGCCCAAGTTCGTGCAAAACAGTTGCCATATTTCGTTGATGGATCGCACGTCGCGAGCGGCAGCAAATCGGGTCGAGATGGGCGCCATCAACGGCGGCCCGACAATCTTTTCGGCGGAGATTGCCACGCGGTTCACCGGGAACCTCGCTCTGATGCGTATCTGCGATGCGGTCGCGTCCACAACTTCGACCGCGAACGCGCTCAGCGACGGTAGCTTTTTGGTTTCCCGCACGGGCAGCACCACAATCGACAAGTACCGCAATGGCGCATCCATCGAGGCGGCGACCACCACTTCGGCAGCGCCGACCAACCACGAATTTTACATCGGCTGCCTGAACAACAACGGCACTGCCTCCCTGTATTCAACTGACCAGATCGCCTTTGCTAGCATTGGTGCCGGCCTTACCGCACAAGAGGCCGCAGACCTCTACACCATCGTCAACACCTATCTCATCGCCGTAGGAGCTGCATAATGACCGTTCAGAACTTTTTCGTTCTCACCTCTGCGCAGCGCACGACCGCCATGGGCTTCAACGGCGAGGAAGTCTTCATCGAACCGCGTGCCATCGACAACGGCTCTCCCGGCGTCGGCATCAACCTCAATGACAACGCGGCGGACTATGAGCCGGCCGATCCGGTGACGCTGACAGGCTGCTACGTCGCGCCCAAGGCGATTGTGGATGACCCGGAATATCTCACCTACGCCCCCGGCATGGTGACGTTCCTGCTTACTCTGCCGTGGTGCACCCTGGAGACGGAAACCATCTTTGCGCCGATGGAGCCGAACATTTAAAAGGAAGTAAGATGTCTGACAGCCTCAAGACGACGCGGGTCAACGTCACCCGTCTCCTGAACACCAAGGCCGCGAAGAAAGAGAAGCGGAACGGCCGAGACGTGCTCGTGATCCCGTCGGCGACGATGCCTGACGACATCATCATGAATGGTATCAAGTACCCGGCCGCCGAGATCAAGAAATCGTACCACACGCTCAACCGCACCCCGGCCCCACTGAACCACCCGACCGTCAACGGGAAATTTGTGTCGGCTAAAGACCCCGAGGGCATCAACCTCGGCTGGATCGGCGCCTGGAACGAGAACGTGCGCTACGAGAAGGGCAAGGTCTACCTTGACAAGATTATCGACGTCGAGGTTGCCAATCGCTCCGCGGAAGGAAAGCGAGTCCTCGAGGCTATCGAGAAGGGGAAACCCGTCCATACCTCGACAGGTCTCCTCGCCCATATGAAGGAGGTTGCCAACGAGAAGGATCACAAGGCGACCGCTCACGACATCGAATTCGACCACGACGCGATCCTCTTGGATTTCGCTGGAGCAGCCACACCTGAGCAAGGTGTCGGGCTGTTCGTGAATGCTGAGGGCGCTGCCGAGGAGGTCGAAGTCATCAACTCGGTCTGGGAAGAAGATGCAGACCGGCAACTGGATTGGGCGGTGGACTCCATCGCTCGAGCTCTGGAGAGGAAGGCGCGAGTCCCCATTCTGGAGCGAATTAAGGCCGCAATAACCGAAGCCTTCTCGGGCGACGGGGCGGAAACCTCAGTAAACGAAAAGGAAGTAGAGATGTCGAAGGAAATCGACGACCTCTCCGCGAAGGTTGACGCCCTCACGGAGAGCATGAAGGGGATCGGCGAGACCATCACGAAGGGTGTCGCCGAAGCCTTCACGAACGCTCTGAAGCCCCTCGTCGACGCGCAGAACGCTGTGCTCGCCAATGAGAAGGCCAAGGAGCAGGCTGAGAAGGACGAGCTGATCGACAAGGTCGTGAAGGCCAACCTCCTCGATGAAACCGCCGCGAAGGACGCCCCGTTGGCGACCCTCAAGGCTCTCGCAGCCAACATCAAGGGCGAACAGGCCGACGGTGTCCGCAAGGGAAGCCTGGGTAACCAGGGCACGGGCGTCGTCACCAAGTTCAAGGCCCCTGCTGCGGCTGCGAAGTAACGGAGGGTCCAGAACATGGCTCGCTACAACAAAATCTTCCTCGGCCCTGTCGAGAAGGTGAAGCCCCAGGTCCGAGAGCTGATCGGCGACGTCGCCCTGAAGCCTGGCCGGCTGGTGGTTATCTCCTCCGGCAAATGGGCCCTCGCCGGCGCGGCTACCGTCGGCAAGCTGTGGATCGTGCAGGACAACTACCTGCAGCTCAAGTCGGTCGACACCGACTGGGACGACGAGTCCACTGTCATTGGCATGGAGCTGTTTCCGGACATGCTCTACGCCGCCCGCATCGCGAATGGTGTCAACATCACCGCGGTCGGAACCGCCTTGACGCCGGGTGCCAACGGCACCCTCGCCATCGCGTCCACGTCGGACCTCATCGTCGCGTACAGCGAGGAGGTCTACAACAACAACTCTGGCTCCGAGCAGCTCCTCCGCATCCGTCCCGCGGGTCTGAGCTATCTCTCGGCCGCGTCGTAAGGGGGTCAGCGAAATGCGCTACTTCGATGAACAGCTGATCGCCAACTCCCGCCACCACTCGGAATGGTGGGAGCAGCTCTGCACCAACCGCGAGTGGTTCCACCAGTCGGAGGAAAACTTCGCTCGCTTCGGCAACAGCGCGGCGATCCTGCCTCGCGACGCTTGGCAGGAACTCGACGACATCACCCGTCGCATCCTGCGCAACGATGAAGGCTCGGTCTTCATGAACGACCTCATGCCGCTGGCGAAAACGATCCACATCGGAAAGCTGGTGAACATGTATCGTGTCTCGGGTGACGCCGGCACGGTCGTTCGCTCGATGTCTGGTCAGCCCGCTGTCCCGATCGACAAGGTCACCTACGATTACCGTGGGACGCCCGTGCCGATCTTCCAGACCGGCTACGGACGCGAGTGGCGCGAGTGGAACACCCTCCGCTCCGAGAACTTCGACGCGCTCTCGGACGACCAGGAAGCACATTCGGCGAAAATCCGCCGCGACATGGCGCTGTATACCCTCACGGGCGACAGCAATATCGTCGTGGGTGGCTACACCGCGATGGGCATCCTGAACCACACCTACTCGAAGGAGGTCAACCTCGGTTCGGGCGGCGGTGGCGCCAATATCGACCTGACCGCGGCGGGAACGACCTCCGACGCGATCTACAACTTCTTCAGTCAGTATCTCGGCACGATCCTGGACAACAACCTGGTTCGCCAGCGCGTGAACATCTACGTGTCGCCCGAGATCGGACGCCGCCTCGACCTTCCGTATGCGAAGTCCGCAGAATTCCGGGATGGCTCGATGCGCGACTGGCTGCTGAAGAACCGTCGCATCAACAAGATCGAGGTGACCTACGAGCTCTCCGGGAACGCCTTCTTCGGCTTCATCCCGAGCTCGGAGTTCATTCGCCCGATCGTTGGCATGGCGGTCGGTACGACCCCGGTGGCTCGCCTGAACCCCACGGACAACTATCAGTTCCTCATCATGGGAGCGATGGGTCTGGAGATCAAGGCAGACATCACCGGCAAGTCCGGCGTCTTCCACTCGGTGGTGCAGAACTAGCCAGAGTCCCGTTCCAACACGTGGACAATCGCTAGCGGGAGGGGGCCCTACTCCTGAAGGGCTCCCTCCTCGTTCAATCAGGAGAGATGGAGAAAACGGAAATGCCGAAGTACCGTGCACTGGTCGACGTGCCGCCCATCAAGCAGGGCGAAATCGTGACCTTCAAGGACCCGCTCATCCCGGAATTCAAGTCCAAGTTCGAGCGCTATACGGGCGAGCAGCCCGAGACCCAGCAGACGGCCGGTGACAACGATGACCCCGTGAAGACGGCTATCGTCAACCCGAACCGTGACGAGCTCAAGGATCGCGCCACCAAGCTCGGCATCAACTTCGCGTCGAACATTCCGACGACGACCCTGATCGAGCTCATCCAGGAAGCCGAGGCCAAGCGCCAGGACGGCCAGGGTGAGGGGCAGGGCGACGACGACAAGGACGCTGACGACGATAAGGACCAGGAGTAGTCTCGAATGGCCCGGCAGGTCACCCTAGTAGTTGAAGATGGCTCGATCGTTCCCGGTGCGAATTCGTTCGTCACTGAGGCGCAGATCGTTGCCCACGCTTTGATGCGCGGGGTGACCTTGCCTTTCGGTACTGAGGCGCAGCAGGACGCGGTCGCAGTCCTGGGCATACTCGCGATGGACTACCTGAGGATCATGCCTTGGAAGGGCGAGGTCGTCGACCCAGCCCAGACCACGCCGTGGCCCAGGAAGAATATGTTGACGGCCCCGTCATTTCCCGAGGACGCCGTCCCCATGAGCGTAGTCGAAGCGCAGCTGCAGCTCGCGCTCCTCGCTAATGCAGGGACCGTACTCATACCCACGTCCACAGGCACAGGTTACCTGGTCAAGGAGAAGATCGGACCGATCGAGAACGTATACTCTGAGAAGGTGGGCGTCTCGACCGACGGTCTCCCGATACTTCCAGGCATCGGTGCACTATTAGACATGTGGCTGCTCGGCACGACCGACGGCTTCATCCCAGTCATGCTCTACTCCATTGGGAGGAAAGATGGCTGTTGACTACAACAGGGCCCGAGCGACTGTCGAGAGGATGATCGCCGCCTACGGCAGGGACATCACTGTCGTGAACGACGTTGGTCCGGCAGACGGCGACGACCCGCTCGGTCCGCCCGCTCCACGTCTGGAAGTCCCCAGCCGAGGCATCTTCGTCCGCCCGTCGGGCTACATCAAGCTCGGTGAGTCATTCTACATGGACCCAGGCATGTGGGAGGAGGCCGAGAAGATCGTGCTTGTACTGCCCAGCTTGGTCCACGACTTCTCGACCTTTACCCGGGTGGTCGACAACGACAACAAGGCGTTCAAGATTTTCAAGGTCGAGGAGCTGAAGCCAGGAGATGTCCCGATACTCCTCTATCTGGGTCTGCGCCAATGATCACGGACATGGCCCAGGCTGACAAGGAGATGGCTGAACTGTTCCGGCAAGCTTGGGTGGTCACTGCAGGCTACCCATGCGAGTGGCCGAACCACAAGGCCATTACGGTGGCAGAGGACGACATCTGGGCACGGTGGAACGTCGACTATGTCGCCGGCCGCCAGACAACGATGGCTCCTCGGGGTCAGAGAAAGTTCAGTAAGAGCGGCCTGATCTACGTCAATGTATTCAGCCCGCTCGGTGGAGGTCTCGCGCAGGCCAGGGAGGCGTCGCAGGTCGCCCTCTTTGCCTACGAAGGGCAGAAGACGCCAGGCGACGTCTGGTTCCGGAACGTGCGTATTGAGAGTGAAGGTCACGGCCGGGGAACCGGTGGAAACAAGAGCTGGTGGACCACGCTAGTCGTGGCTGAATTCACCTATGAGCACCTGAGGTAGGACAATGGCTATCCGCAACAAGGTTGACAGCAACGAGACCGAGTTGGCAATCGCCAAGGAAGTCATCGGAACTCCCGGCGTACTTCCCGTGACGCCAAACTGGTATACTATGGAACCGAACGAGTACGACGACTTTGGCGGAGAGCCCACTCTGCTCGCTCGTCGACCCATCAACTCGTCTCGTCAGCGCAAGAAGGGTTCGATCGTCGACCTGGCTGCCCAGGGCGGGTTCAACCAGGACTTGACGAACGATAACTCGCAGATGCTCGCGAGCGGCTTCATGTATGCGGACTTCCGCGAGAAGACCACCGAGAGCCCCAGCTCAGTCAGTGCGACCGGCTACGTCGTGGCTGACGAGGACGCGTATTTCGCTGGCATGCTGCTGTTCGCGAGCGGCTTCGCCAACGCTGCAAACAACGGCCTGAAGGTCGTCACCTCGATCGATGCAGGCACCTCCGAAGTCCGTGCAGCAGGTCTCGCCGTCGAGGGATCACCTCCCGCGAGCGCGAGGATTGTGCTCGTTGGTCTGCAGGGAGCTGCTGGTGTCCTCGACATCAATGCGGGTGGCGTATTGCCCGTGATGACGTCGTCGGCCAACAACCTGAACCTGCTCGGTCTCATCCCCGGTGAGTTCATCTTCATCGGTGGAGACTCGGCCGGGACGCGCTTCTCCAATGCCGCCAACAACGGCATCAAGCGTATTCGCTCGGTTGCGGCAGGCTCGCTGACGTTCGACAAGTCCGACCTCGCCATGGTCACCGAGGCAAGCACCGCGGAAACTGTGCAGTTCTTCTTCGGCCGCGTGCTGAAGAATGAGCTGGCGAACCTTATCGTCCGTCAGACGTTCCAGCTCGAACGTGCCATGGGTGCTCCCGACACTGCACAGCCGACCCAGGTACAGGCTGAATACGTCAAGGGAGCTTTCCCGAATGAGATGGAGGTCGTGATCGAGTCTGCTGACAAAATCAATGTCAACTACTCCTTCGTGGCCATCACGAATGAGCACACCATCTCGACGGAGGGTCTCAAGACCGGCAACCGCATCGCGACGGTCGAGTCGGACGCCTACAACACGTCCACCGACTTCTCGCGTATCAAACTCGCTGTCGTCAGCAACACGGATGAGGCCCCAGCCCCGCTGTTCGCCTTCGTGACTGAGCTGACGCTCAACATCAACAACAACGTGTCGCTCAACAAGGCTGTCGGCTACCTCGGCGGCTTCGATGCAACGCTCGGACTATTCGAGGTATCGGCCGAAATTCAGGCCTACTTCACCAAGGTCGAGTCGGTGCAGGCGATCCGAAACAATGTCGACGTGACCCTCGACTTCTTCGTCTCGAAGGAGAACCGAGGCTTTGCCGTCGACGTTCCCCTGCTCGCGCTGGGTGGCGGTCTTGCCGAGGTTGAACTCGACGAGCCGATCATGCTCCCGCTCGAGTCCGACGCTGCGACAGCTGTGAAGATGAGCCCGAACTTCAACCACACTCTGCTGTGGGTGTTCTTCGACTATCTTCCCAATCTTGCCGCAGCATAACTAGAAACCCCATTCTTAATCAGGAGAAAGCAATGGGTCTCTACGACAAGATGAAGACTAGTCCTCGCCTCGAGAGCGAGGGCATCTGGCTTCAGATCGAGGACACGCGCATCCGTCTCGCAAGGGCGGGTGGCAAGAACACCAAGTTCATTACTGCGGCCGAAAAGATTGCTCGTGAGCACAAGCGGTCTCTCGACCTCATGGGAGAGGAGCAGGGCCGCAAGCTCTTTGCTAAACTCTATGCAGAGATTATTGTCCTGGACTGGCTCACCAAGAGCAAGGACGGTGACCTCGATGAAGACGGCAACAAGGCCCCGGAAGACTTGCCCGAAGACAAGCGCTGGAAGCGTGGCATTTCCGGTCCCAACGACGAGCTGCGGGAATTCAACGTCGAGAATATTCTGCGGACGTTCGATGACCTGCCGGACCTACTGAGGATCGTCAAGGAGACGGCTGAGGACGCTGCCTTGTTCAGGCAGTCACTCCTCAAAGACATTGAGGGAAACTGATAGCAGTCCTGGGTTACGAGCTCGTACAAGGTCCCAACGAGCAAGCAATCCTTCGCCAATGCCTTCGCGAGGGCAAACCTTACCCGAAAGCCATCGCGAATGCGCCTGATCTGCAGCCCGAGTCTGAGTTATACTTCTTCGCGTACATAGACTTGGGCAGCTGCAGGAACTACGAAGGTGGAGAGATACCTTGGACTGCAATTCGGGAGTACGCCGACGAGTATGAGCTGGACGAGGATCAGCGAGTGATCATGTATAACGTCATTCGTACGGTCGACATCTGGTTCTTGAAAGAAGTGCAAGCTCGAGCGGATAAGGCAAATGGCCGGACTGACACAAAGCGGGGACATGGCGGCCGCGTCAAGAAGGTTCTACCGATTGGCCAAAGGCGTGGAGATAGCTAGCCTTACGGTCACGAAGGAACAGGCCCTCGACGCCCAGTACTTTCTCGCGAAAGAGACGCCAGTTGACGTCGGCACCGCTCGCTCCAACTGGAGGATCAGTGTCGGGCGCCCGCTCGTTGGCCGCATCAGAGCCTACTACCCATATGCGTCTCGTCACAGGTGGCCTTACGGAGCCGGCGGCTCCAAGAGTGAAGGAGCCAACCTTAGAGGAGTGATGGAGCAGGGCCGCAACAGGCTGGCTCGTTACACGAAAGGTTCGATCTACATCACGAATACCATGCCATACATTGGGCCACTTGACAGAGGCCACTCGCGTCAGTCCAGCCCAGGTTTCGTGTCTCGAGCAATTCTACTGGCTACCAATAGGACCCGTCCGAAGATCAAGCCAATCTTCGACAAGGAGTTCAGCAAGTAATGGCTACACAGATCATTAACGTCATCGTGAATTCCAAGGGTGCGGTTACCGTAGCCAAGGAGCTCAACGCGATTGGCGAGAGTGCCAGGACAACGACGACGTACCTGAATGGTCTCCGCGCTATTCTTGCTGCTGCACTGACTTTCTCTGGAGCGAGCCAGATCATCGAGGCCGTGGACAACTTCACTGTCCTGCAGAACAGGCTGCGCCAGGTCGCGTCTGAGACCGAGACGGTCGCCAGCAGCTGGGAGCGGCTGATGACCATCGCCAACAACTCCTACTCCACTATCGACAATACGGTGAACCTCTACTTCCGTGTCGCTCAGGCATATAAGGCTTGGGGAGAGAGCGCGGAGGATGCCTACGAGTTTACTGACCTGTTCCAGAAAGCCGCAGTGCTGTCAGGCTCGTCTGTCCAGACGACCTCTCAGGCAGTTTACCAATTCTCTCAGGCCCTCAACAAGGGCAAGCTCGACGGCGACGAATTCCGCTCTGTGCTTGAAGGTTTGCCCTACGTTGCAAGCTTGATCCAGAAGGAGCTCGGAGTCACTCGAGCGGAACTGTACGAGCTCTCCAAGGAAGGCAAGATCAGTGTCGACAGGATCAAGGACGCTTTCGAGAATGCTGCTGACGCTATCAGGGGCGACTGGCAGAACATCACGCCAACAATCGGCATGGCCCTGATCGTCCTGCAGAACAATTGGACAGACTTCTTGGGAAGTATCCAGACGTCGACAGGCATATTCAGCGGGTTCGCGAGCCTGATACTTGTGGTAGCAAACAACTTCGACATACTCGCCATAGCCCTGAGCCCCATAGTCGTGTCGCTCGGTTTCTTGGCAGGCAGACTCGGACTCGGCCTGATCGTTCTCGGGTTCAAAGACCTGGCAATAGCCATAAGAGGCATTATACCGCTCATTTGGTCGCTC